CTTTTAGATGGTCCTTAAGTATGACCCCAGCAAAGGGTCTCCACTCTTCTCTGTGTTTAACCTTCTCGTTTAAAATATTCTTATTCTCTTTATATTTAGGAGACATCAAAATAGATCTGTTACCTAATGCACGAGGACCAAACTCGGATCGACCTTGATACCAAGCAACAATCTTTCCATCTTCTAGGTATTGTGCAATCTTGTTTAGATCAAACTCCTCTTCCTTAACATTACCCCAAGATCCACCTACTCCACCATCCATGTTTGCATATACTTCATTGGTTGGAAGATCTTTTGGTGTAACATATTCCTTTCCTAAGAAGGCAAGGTTTTCGGGAACTTGAACTTCGTTCCATAAAGATGCACCAAACGCTGCTGCTCCAAATGCCAAACCACAATCACTTACAAAAGGTGTGATATGAAACTTCCTATGTTTCAGAGTCTTTACTATTTTTGTATTAGCATTGATGTTAAGAAACACTCCGCCAGTTAAACAAATTGTTCCCTCTAAGTAATCTTCATCTAATCTTAATATTAGTTCTGTAAGGGATTCCTCAAAATTGTATTGTAATAACTCAGCTTTGTCTGAAGAAGAAATTGGATAAGGTCTTGGATCTCTCATATCAAATGATACTTCTGGAAAGTGCCATCCAAAGTCATATAACTTTTGTAGGTGTTTACCAGATCCATAGGCTGCAAGACCCATAATTTTTCCAGCAAAAGAACAATGATGTTCTGGGTCCATAAAATCTATTTCCTGTCTAGTTTTACTACAGAAAATATGATGCGACCAGTATTGATATAGTAATCCCCACTCACCATTGAAAGGGAAATACTTAAATTTATTCTTTCTCTTATCAAAGAGAACCATTGAGCATTTTTGTAATCCAAGAGACTGTCCTTCTGCCCAGTTAAAAGAACCACCACCATCAATTATAATACACACTCCAGTGTCAGATGATTGAGTGAATATAGATGAATAAGCATGTGCTTGATGATGAGAAATAAAACCTATCTCTGCATTAGGAAATATTTTCTGTAGATACTTTTGGGGTTCGTTCTTTTCAAGACGCATCACCCACTCTCGTAATCCAATATCTACGAACATGACTAGATTTATATCTTCCTTCTCAAGCCCTTCCGTAACATAATCTATAGACTTTTCTGGAAACCTACCATCATATTTCAATCCACTAAGTCTTTCTTCTTGTATACTGCATATATGTTCACCATCTATGAATAGAGTCGCACCAGCATCATGGATATATGAATCCTTGCAAGTGCCATCAAAACCAATAGATCCATATATTCCTAAGACTTTCATTTCAAATAGACTTTTCTAATTTCATAGGTGAAGTTCTCTTCATTGTATATTTTAACACGTTCAATCAAATGATTCAAGGTGTAGTTCTTCTTACCCTTGACTGAGATATCGTCTGCGATATCATATAACATTGCCTTAGTTTTATTCTTACCTTTACGAAGAACTCTACCAATGGACTGTAAGTTTCTAATTCTGGATTTACTAGGAGAAGCGAAGATTACATTATGAAGGTTCTTAATGTTAATTCCAGTTGAGAAGGTGCCGTAAGAGGCAACAATGATTGCATTGTTTTCCCTATCAACGATTGATCTAACTTCTTCTCTTTCCTCACCGTCCACTCCTCCGTGTACATAAAAGACTTTTCTGTCATCGCTTGCACCATCATTAATTAAATTATATAGGGGCTCACCATGAGCTTCTACTCTACTGTATAGAACTAGAGTATTTCCTTTGAGACTCAATGAAAGATTTTTTATGAATAGGTTTCTCTTGTCATGTTCAATGATATAATTCATCTCCTCTCGGTAGTCATCAAAAGGAATTGCTGGGTGTTGTAATAGGATAATTCTTATATTTAATTTAGCTAACTGTCCTTTCTCTTGTAGTTCTGATGTCTGTGTCACTTTATAAGAAGGACCAAATAGTCCCTCTAGAACCCATTTGTGAGTCTGTGATCCACTTAGAGTTCCAGTAAATCCATATCTATACTTTGTATCTCTCATCTTAGACATGATATTGATAAGAGATTTAGACTTAAACTGGTGTGCTTCGTCTCCTATGATGACATCAAACTGAGAAAAAAATGTTTTGTCCATAGTATAAATGGACTGCCATGTAGAAATAGTTACACGTTGTTGTGTATTCTTGTTTTTTCCAGCATATACTTTATGGCAATATTTCTCAACATCCCAACCATAGTCAGTAAAGTCCTTATACATCTGTTCTACAAGCGATGTAGTTGGAACTACGAGTAGTATTCTTCTCTTTCTACCTACATGATAACGTGCAACAGCATAGATCATTAATGATTTACCTGATCCAGTGGGAGATATAATCAACCTTCTATTATATTTCAGTGCATCATAGACTCCATCTATTTGATAATCTCTAGGTTTAAAACTAGAAATGGCAGTCATATAATCCTTTACGCCTTCTAGTGATATCTCTTCATTCTCTTCATGCGGAGTTCCGTATGTCTCACTATTTCTAAACTCTACACTATAATCTGACTTTCTTGCCCATGCAATAACCTTATCCAGCAGTCCTACATACAACTCACCTGTTGCAGTAGAAAACAATCTTATCTTGCCATCCCAATGTCTGTTCCTATACTGAGGCATATACTTAGCGCCTGGAACATCAAAGGTAAAATAGTCTGACAGTTCTTGTTGCACATGGGGTTGTGCATCTACAGTCAGATGTACTTCATTCTTTTTAGCAATGATAAGATCACTCATAGTCCATTGGTAAATCGTTGCCATTCAATGGCATTTTTGATTTGGTATGTTCTATTTGATATAATTTTCAGAATACTTTCTAGATACTCAAGCATGATATCGTAGTATTCTATCTTCGCAGTACACCTAATAAGATCTGGATCTGCATCAAAATACTTATCTAAGTCTGCTTTTAAAACCTTATAGTCAAAAGGTTTTTCTTTGTATACTTCTGGTGACGCTTTGCCACTATAGTATATCCACTTGTCTTTCTTCAGTATTTTGTATTGTGTTTCCTGAGCTTTCTTTAGAGTCAGGATATTAGTGTAAATTTTATAATACTTTGCGTGTAAGGCTGGTACTTTTGTTGATTCGTTGTGTAATAATTCATTGTCAATTATGGAATCTTTGTCCCATAAGTCTTGTATAAATTCAAGATTCATCCTTAGTTAGACTCTCCACATTAAAAATAGTATATTTGAAAGTAGCAGTCGCTACAATATAATTTATATCAGTTGCATCAGCAGTAAATGGAACTGGTGTCAACGATACAGGAAACATATCTCTGAATGAGAATTTGGCGATTGCATTGAAGCTACTATTATACACCAAAATTGCACCATCTGATCGTGCAGCACTTAAAAGTTCTGTCTTTGTTGGATCTAAACTAACAGCTTCCGCTAGAGACTCAGGGTATCCTAATGCTCTCATCCATCTTTCTATCTCTAGATAGTTCTCCAGATTCTCATCAATAAAGAACTCTACATCTAGATCACCATACTGTAACTTATCGCCAGGAACTGGGATATCTCTGAGATAAGAACTCTGGATTGCAGCTCCTAAAGTTAGGTTAGGAACTGAGATTGACTTGGAAAAAAAATCAACCTTCGGAGCCTTCTGCAAGTTAAACTTGAATCCAGCTGGAGACAGAAAATTCCTATTCTTGATTTGTCTATCAAAGACACTAGGTCCTTGAATATCAGTATATTCTGCCATGGGGTTTTACTTTTATTTATCAGCAGTCTTTAGACATGTCTTCTGCCATGTTACCACCTATATCAGCGCCTTGATTACCACCAAACATAGCCACCCAGCCAGCAGCGACCCAACCAACAAAGGGAATAGTACTAAGAGTAGGAGCAGCAGCTGCACCAACTGAAGTACCCACAAGTCTTCCTGTACCTTCTGCTGATCCGATTGCTTTGATACAGGCTTCACTTTTTCGAGCGGCAGTTATCTCATCTGATTGATCTTGTGTCAATCCAGGCCTACCATCTAACCATGATCTATGATTGGATACTGCACCACCTTGGTTGATCTTACCATCCATGAAGTATTCTTCTGCAACCTTAGTAGTGTTATTTGCTAGTCCTAAGAAACCACCTTTCTCTTTAATATCTTTCGTGATGTATGCAGTCTTGGGATCGTTTGCTTTGTATGAAATAGCATATCCTTCCTCTGATACACTCACCTTATATGATGTGTAAGGACCTACAGGTACATTTAAGTCAGGTAATTTACTCTTTTCTCTAGTTGCAATGTAACCAATCATTCCGATATGTGATACAGCGAAGAGACTGCCAACAATACCAACAGAGATCCATTTTAACTTATTCATAATTCTCATACTGAACCGTGTAGTATATAGGCATAAAAAAAAGAGACCCAATTGGGTCTCTTATAAGATTGTAATTATCTGAATTACATAAGGTTTGCAACCTTAACTCTTCTGTAGTAGCGGTTTGC